GGCCCCTTGCGGGGCCCTAGGGCGCAGTGCAACATGTCCCAACCCTGGGACGTGGTGATCAACGATTGGGTTAATTCCCAAGAAAGGAGCTATCCAAGATGGATAGCATCACCTCTGGGGAAACCCAGCGATTCGTGAACCGCGTACGAGCTTTGCTCGTTACGCAGAATCCCGATGTGGTGGTTAGGATTATGTCCAACCGCCGCACGGTAGAGGTCATCAACAACCTCTCCGATCCCACTAAGTGCTCGAACTGCGGTGCCCCTCGGGGCCCGCACACGTGCATTTAGCGATCGTCTAATCCACGTTGTTGGGTTAGGTACTAGGCGAATTAACGCCTAGGGACCATTCAGCTTTGCTGGGAAGAAAGGAGGTTAGTTGGGCACTCGTAAGAGAGCCTTGCCTTGGACCGGTCTATCGCAGACCAGGTTCCAATCAGGTTTGAACAGCGACTACGTCGGTCATCGGATTGACTCCGACTACACCGACGATGCCGCGCCGAACCTGAAACCCTACCTTTCTGGGACACAGATTACTGTGTCCGAGAACCATCCCGCTTGGCGTGACCACGTTAGTGGCCGCGTCAAGGGCGATCTTGGTGGGCCGTTTTCGACGATGAAACGCTACGTGTTGTCCACTCCGGACTACCCGCAGTCTGTTTCATACGCCACACAGCCCAGTGGGCCATATAACGCAGTGTCCTGGGCTAAATACCTAGGACCTGTGTGGCCCATCAGTCCCGATCTGCTGTCGTTTCCGCCTTACGCCAATTCGAGTGATACAACGCTCGATGGTTTGGGGTCGGTTGCGATGAACAGGGTCGGTCCTGCCAATCCCGTCGCGGACATGTCCGTCTTTCTTGCCGAACTCATAAAAGATGGGATTCCCCATCTGATTGGGTCCGGCCTGAAAGAACTCGGTGGGATGTCTGCCCGTCAACGCCGTAAGGCGATTGGCGGGGAGTATCTCAACGTAGAATTCGGATGGAAACCGTTTACCAACGATCTGAAGAAGATCGCTCATTCCGTTCTAGATGCTGACGCCATATGGCGTCAGTACGAACGGGATGCTGGTAAATTGGTCCGCCGCCGGTATGAGTTTCCAGCTACTGAGAGCATCACGGTGGATGAAGTCAGACGTGGAACTAACTTCTGGCCTTACCTCGTGGGCCCTACGGCAAGTAATTTCTTCTTGCCGAGGGGCTCTCAAGATGTTGCAGTCGTCTATCGTAGTCATAAGATTACGAAGCGTCAGTGGTTTAGCGGAGCGTTTACGTATGTTCTTCCAAAGGGTGATTCCCTGAGGGCGGACATCGCACGCAACGTGATCCAAGCAAAGAAAATGCTTGGTCTAACCCTGACCCCAGATACTCTCTGGGCGATTGCGCCATGGAGCTGGGCCGTCGACTGGTTTTCCAACACTTCAGAAGTTGTTAACAACTGGAGTGATTGGGCCATCGATGGTCAGGTGTTGGTGTATGGGTACATGATGGAACATACCGTTTCATCGTACACGTACACATGGTCTGGTCCCGCGAATCTATCGCGATACAACCAGGTTCCTGGGGACATCACCCTGGTTTCTGAAACCAAGGTTCGTCGTCAGGCAACACCATATGGTTTCGGCCTGAACTGGAGTAACTTTACTCCACGACAGCTGGCCATTACTGCTAGCCTGGGTCTGACCCGGAGCTAGTGGTAGACATGTTGTTCGCGTTTCAACGCCAACGGGAGCCTACCGCTCCTAGGAGTGATGCCTATGTCATTCACCGAACCGCTCTCCGTTACCATCTCGGGCGCTACGACCTCCCTCCCACGTACCAACGTGGAAGAGGACAAGTCGGAGTACACGAGTGGCGACGGCCTCATCCAGCTCACCGCGTCCCATCAGTATGGGAAGCGGACGCGCCGGACTGTGCGGCTCGACACTTCGAAGATCTCCGCGGATCCGTTCAAGCCGGCGGAGAACGTCAAGGTCTCGATGTCTTCGTACATCGTGATCGACGTTCCCCCCGCCGGCTACACGAACGCGGAGGCTCTCGCCGTTTGGAAGGGCCTTTACGGCCTTCTGACGGCGACTTCGGACGCGATGGTCATCAAGCTCTTGGGTGGCGAGTCCTAATTGGACTCCCACCTCAAGTGCTGAGGCCACGTGCCACCAGATTCTGATCCTCACCGCCGAAAGGCGGATGAGAATCTGGCGTCCGACCGTCGAGAGACGGGCGGTCGTCGCGAGACTGACTCGCTTCCACGTACCACCCTCACCCGAAAGGTGTTGGTGGTCGTCGTTGCGCTGATCAATCTCGCTTACCTGGTAAGTGATACCCTTCTCTCCAACACCCTTCATGGGTGCTTTTAGGAGGGAAAAGGGAGTGAACGTTACTGATATCTACGTCACATATCACCCGCCTGGTCAGCGTGACCGGGCGGTGTGTCTTGTGGTGTTGAGGCCGGGAGTTTTTCCGACCCCCGAAGCACAGGTAGCGTTGGAGAAGTTCTGGGACGGTGTTAAAGCCGTTCAAGCGCTTTATCCAACGTGACGCTGTAACTTCGGTTATCAGTGACATGACGTAGGCTAGGGATCTGTACACCTTCCTATTGAAAGGAGGGGACAGTGAAAAGCCTGACGTCACTCTGGTCCTGTACCGCCAACGAGTTGGCGGTACGATGTCACACTAGCGCCACCCTTGACATAAAATATGTCAAGGGGCGGTTCGAACACGAGGGGCTATCGTTTCTAGCGATTTCCCTGGCAGACCTAGGAAAGGCCACCCAAAAGTGGCTTGACCAAGGTTTTGTCGTCACGTCCGACTGTTCAGCCTTTAAACAGGCTGCTGGTCGGAGTAAGCTCCCGGCATTTCTGTCGGGTTTTTACAGACGTGTGTTCGATCCTGGTAGTGGCGTGTTGTTCGAGGATCCGGACATCGAAGCAATCTTTGCTTTGCGTCAGCTAACGCTGATGTTCAGCAAGATCGCCCTCCCGGAGGTTTCCCTACAGGGTAAACCTCAGCGTGGCGTTGTTACGCCGCGTCGCGAGAGGCGAGCGATGCTCGATTTCCTCGAATGTGAGCAGGATGTCAAGGTATCTGATGATCTCTTGGATCCCCTCTATATGGAGGAGTTCCAGGCAATGTCAGATATGCTTTTTGGCGATGTTTTCGCCAAAGTGGATAGAGATATCCACTGGGGCCGTCCGGTCCCAAAGCACGGTCCAGGCGCTACCGCTGACCGACTTTCCAGTAATGGGAAGTGGAATCAACGGTCCTGGCCCGCTCGTCTTCAACAGGTTTTCCCTGTTGAAGAGTTTCTCATTCCTAACTCTCGCTTTTCAAGCGAGCTGGATGAGGAGCTTGACATCCTCGAACCTGGAGCTGAGATACCCGTTAGGGTTGTCACAGTTCCTAAGACGCTCAAAGCCCCAAGAATCATTGCTATTGAACCTACTGCGATGCAATATGCGCAGCAGGCTCTTCTGCAATGTTTTCTAAGTGCGATCAATGAGGATGACTTCCTCACTCGCACTGTCGGATTTGATGATCAGGAGCCTAATAGGCTTCTGGCTCAAGCTGGCTCCTTTAGCGGGGAGCTAGCCACGCTCGATTTGAGCGAGGCATCCGATAGGGTTTCGAATCAGCACGTACGTGCGATGCTCCAGGACTATCCTCATTTGCTTGAGGCAGTTCAGGCGTGTCGTTCACGGAAGGCTGATGTACCTGGTCATGGCGTTCAACGCTTGGCCAAGTTCGCGTCAATGGGTTCAGCTCTCTGCTTTCCCATGGAAGCCATCGTCTTCACGACGTTGATCTTCCTAGGGATTCAGCGAGAGCTCAACACTCCGCTTTCCCGGGAGACTCTGATTAAGGAGTTTTCCGGGCGGGTGCGTGTCTTTGGGGATGACTTGATTGTCCCCAGAGATTACGTGTTGTCCGTCGTTGATGAACTGAGTACTTTTGGGTACAAAGTCAATATCAACAAGTCTTTCTGGACCGGAAGGTTCAGAGAGAGTTGTGGACGAGAGTACTATGACGGCCATGACGTTAGTATTGTCAAGGTCCGTTCCGTACTTCCGTCGCGGCGGCAGGATGCTGACGGTGTCATCTCCGCTGTCGCTCTACGTAATCAGCTCTATTGGGCTGGTTTGTGGAGCGGTGCGCGGTGGATGGATAACTACTTAGGGAAGCTTTTGAAGTACTTCCCGAACGTAGCTCCATCATCACCGGTGTTGGGCAGGGAATCTGCTCTGGGATATGAATTCCAGACCATAGACCCTAATACGCACAGCCCTCTAGTCAAGGGCTATATTGTGCGAGCCAAACCCCCTCCTGATGTTTTGGATGGGAGCGGCGCCCTTCTCAAGTGTCTCCTTCGAGATCACCCGAAAATGGGTGGCTTCGGCTTCGTCCCTGCCCGCTATGATAGCGGGTTGCCAAGGGTCGATGAAGAGCACTTGGAGCGTTCTGGACGCCCCGAGCGCGTCGACATCAAGCTCGGACGGGCCACGCCTATCTAGGCGTGGACGGGACTTAGTCCCGGGTGGAGAGAACCAAGTTCTCCTACACCGTTGGATCAGACTTTTAGGTCTGTCCTAGCGGGTGAGGGCC